GCGCGCTTTCAGCCTTGAACGCGTCGTGCGTCTCCTCGAGGATCTTGGCCTCGAGCTCGGCGTCGAAGAGCTCCGGATACTCGGCGCGCAGCGTGTTGATCACGCGCATGCCGGCGAATGCATGGAGCATTTCCTCGTTGCGCGTGTATTTGACCTGGTTCGCCAAATCCTTGAAGCGGTTGTCGAACGAGTTGAACCAGAGGATGATGTAGAACTGGCTGAAGAGGCTGACGTTCTCGACAAACAGCGTGAAGAGGATCAGGCTGTAGACATACTGCTTGCGGTCATCCGTGTAGATGCGGTCAGCATGCTTGTTGAGATAGCCGACGCGGCCGGCGAGCGCCGGGACGTGCATGTTTTCCTTGAAGACATTGGTCAGACCGAGCTTCTTCAGGAGCTTTTCGTAGGCGTTATTATGGATGACTTCGATATAGGCCATCGTGATCCCGAGATCCTTGATCGACGGGTGGGGCAGATGGTCGCCGAGGCGCTTCCAGAATTCCTTGACCGCGATCTCGATCTGAGCAATGGCGGCCAGCGTGCGCTTGATGATCTCGCGCTCTGCATCCGTGAGGTTCAGCTCGTAGTCGGTGGTGTCGGAGTCGAAGGTGAATTTCTTGGCGGTCCAGAAACCGTCCTGCATGACCTCGATGAAATCCTGAGCCCATGGGTAGTGGTCGGGAAGGCGCTCGACCTGGCGTTCAAACAGCATAGTGCTTCTCGTGGGGTTATAGGGTGAAGGGCACATATTGTAAGTCAGTTTTTACTGACTACAAAGGCTTGATTTTTAAAATTATGCGGCGAGCTTTTGGGACGCCGCAATGATCTGGACAGCCTGACGGAACGACGGCAGTTTGAGGCCGGCAACAGCCACGCCGCACGCGTCGGCCAGGTGCTCGTTCTTGTTCGTCGGGACCATGACGCCCTTGCGCTTAACGGTCAGCCACTCAGCATCCGGCCAGCGTTCGAACGCCCAGGCGATCATTTCTTCCTTCGAGGCAGTGCGCGTGCCGACGGCTGCGACCTTCGTCTGTGCCGGCGCAACCTCTTCAGGCCGGACGGTGAGCGAAGCATAGATACCGATAACAATGCCGAAGCCGAGCACCGCGTCGTAGCTCTTGCCGCCGAACGGAACTTCAGCGAACGTGACCACGCAGTCCTTCAGGAACTCATCAGCTTCCTCGGCGAGCTTCTTGGCGCGCTCGAAGGTGTCGGACGAGGCGCGCATCTTCTTGTTCGTGGTCGGCAGGGTCTCGATCAGCTTCATGCTGTCGATCGCCAGGGACTCGTCGTCCGTATTGTAGAGCAGCTTGACGCAGCCGAAATTGCGTAGCGAGCCGTCAAGGCCGCCAATCTTGATGATCGCCATCAGAATCTCCCGTAGTTCTGGAGTTTGCGGTTATTTTCCTGCGCCTCGAGCGCCTGCTCGACCTTGCGCGCTTCCTCGGCCTCGTGCTCTTGCGTGAGGATCTCGGCCGTCACGTCAATCAGGCGCTCGAAATTCTCTTCGGTTGATCCGATCTCCATCGCATATGTCGGTGCAAACAGTGGGAAGACGCTATCCATCCTCCGCTGCTCGACCTCGATGTGCTTGTATTCCCGGTCATCGACCGGCTCGAAGCAGAAGATGATCTGTCCGCGAGCGCCGACACGGACGTCCGAGAGCATGAACTCGGTCGAGCTGTCGATCGGCGCCTGGCGAAACTCGCTGTCGTGCCGCATGACCGGAAGCTGATGCATGCCCTCGATGACGAAGACCTCGTCGGCCTCCTTCATCTTGTCGAAGATGCGAGCCGCGATACGCGTCAGCGCATCCTTGACCGCCTCATCGAGTGGTTCTTTCTTTGCCATTTCCAAACCTTCAGTAAATGATGACTGACAATAATAGTCAGGGATGCGATGGGCTGCGTGCAGATTTCACGCGGTGTCTTTCAGTCGAGCGCGGATGGCGGCGTGATTATCGATAAGCCATGTGATCGCGTCGGCGTTGTCGATAGCCCAATCACCGTCACCTTCCAGGTAGCCGCTGTCATTGCCGAGAACGTCGATGTGGGGTTGGCGATCGTTCGTCGGCGGCATTGGCGGCAGTGCTGGACCATCGTTCAATTGCCCTGGCGCGAGCCACAAACCTTCGAGATATTCGATCACGGATGCGATGATGCCGTCTGCCAACTGCGGTTGATCAACGACATTGCCGGCCTTCAGCTTTGCATAGACGTGCCGGAGCTGCGCAATGCAGAAAAGGAGTGATCGAGAGCCGCTCACAGCATTCTCCCGAGCAGAACAAGACCGATCATCGCGCCGACGACCCAGATGATGATCGGCGGAATGATGATCATAGGGATAGATTCCAGGCCGCGTTTTGCAGTCGCGAGCGCAAGGAAGGCCATAACGAGATAGCCGAATGAACCGACGCCGAGAATGTAGAGCGCAATGGCGCCAACGATTTCGAGGCCGGTCATGCTGCCATTTCCTTCACCGGGAGCTTCATCCAGTGTGTCGGCTGCCAAGACGCGCCGAATACATGCCAGGCGCCATCCCAGAAGCCGCCGACCTTCACAGGCGCGGTCTCCTTTCGCAGCCTCGATGGCGGCCAGGTGTCACACGCGAGGAGAAGCATCGTGTCTTCCGGCGCGTCCTTGATCGGCCGCCAGTCCTCACTGACGGCGCGAGTAATAAGCTCTGCAGCCTCGCGCATCGTCGAAGCACGTTCCGCACGATGCTCGGTTTCGGCATATGCGAGGAGCTTTTCGCCGAGTTCCTTGCTCATGCCGTTACCTCTCTGAGCGTCGTCAAGCCGCCCTTCTTTTCAACTTCGATGATTTGGGGGATCCAATCGGATAGCGAATTGTGGCTGATCACGAAGACTGAACCGCGTTCGGCCGCCTTCTCCTCGAGGATCGTCGTCAGACGCTCAAGACCTGGCTCGTCGAGCGCATGGTCGATCTCGTCGCCGATAAACAGCTCGATCGGCTTGGAAGCGCGCGTCGCGACAAGATCCTGCAGCGCCAGAGCGGTCGCCACGCGGACCTTGCGCTTCTCGCCACCGGACAGACCGGCGAACTTCTGCGAGCCCTTCTCATTGACGACCTCGATGGAGAACTTCTCGCGGAGCTCCTTCTTGGCGTTCATGACGAGCGTCGTCCAGGTCGCCGAGATATTGCCGTCGGACAGCGTCGTCAGATAGTGCGCCGTGCGATCGTTCAGGAACGGCGTGACCTCGTCGAGAATATGCGCGCGGACGCCGGCCGGCGAGAACACCTTGACGACCGCCGCTGCCTGAGCGTGATCCGTCTCGAGCGTCTCCGTGCTGGCCTTCAGGTTTGCGAGATCCTTTTCGGCCTTTTCGAGCAGACGCTGATGCCGCTCGATGTTCGCCAGATGTGGATTGACCTCGGCCATGATCGCCTTCGATCGCTCCACATGTGAGCGCGCAGCGTCAGCCAGCGTGTTGCGCGCCTGGACCTGGCGGCGCAATTCATCAAGGCGCGCTTGTAGTTGCGCTCTGTCGCGCGTGACCGAGCTTAGATCAGTCATTGATGCTTTAAACGCGTCCCGCTCGTCTGTGCGCGTCTGTGCGTCTTTCTGAGCTGTTTCCAGCTCGACCTTCAGCGCACGATATTCGTTTGCTTTCGTCGTCAGGTCGCGCTTTGCAGCGTCGGACGCCGCGGAGATCTCCTGCACCGTGATTTCGCGACCGCAGCCATCGCAGGGGCAACCAATCTTGTGATTGATCTCCTCGTAGGCGGTCTTGTGCTTGCGCGTCGCGTCGCCGGTCTGCTTGACCAGGCGATCGAGGCTCGTGACTTTGGCGGCCGCCTGGGCGACGAGCGTGTTGTGCTCGGCAAGCTCCGTGTTCTCGTAATCGACGGCATCGATCTTGGCGTCGATCGCGGCAATGGCGCTCTCGTAGTCCGGCGCTGCGTTGGGATCTTTCGCCAGCTCGGCGTCGATCTTCTTCACATCGCCGACCTTTGTGCGCGCCTGGGCCTTTTCATCTTCTGAGCGGCGCTGCTGCTCCGTCGTCCATTCGTCGCGGATGCGCTCGAATTCGGTGACGTTGTCCTGGTGATGCTTGACGCTATGCTCCAGGCGATCCGTCTCCTGACGGACGCGCTCGAGATTGCCAGTGACGACGCCGAGCCGATCGCGCGCCTCGGAATAAGCCGCCTCGAGCATCGTGACGCCGGACGCTTCTTCGATCAGGAGCTTCAGGCTCTTATCTGTCATCGCCGGCAGGTCTGGCATCTGCTCCTGACCGGCGTAGACCGCCGACCTGAAGACTTCCAGGGATGCGCCGATGATCTTGTCGACAACGGCTTGCGTGAGCTTCTCCGTGCCTTTCGTCAGATCCTTGGCGGCCGCGCCGATCGTGCCGGCGAGGTGCGAGACGGTCAGCGTGTTCTTGCCTGGCTTGTGCTTGCGGTGGCGCGTGATCGTGAAAAGGTCGCCGCCGTCTTCGATCAGGACTTCGACGCGCGTATTCTTGCCGGCGGTGTCATTGACGACGTCGTCGCCGGACACGCCGCGCGCTGTCTCGCCGTAGAGGCACCAGCAGAGCGCATCAGCGACGGACGACTTGCCAGCGCCATTGGAGGACGCGGACGTGTCGTCGTTATTGATGCCTTGAATGAGAACCAGACCGCGATCGGCGAGCTCAACTTTGCCCTCCGCGATCGCGAGGAAGTTCTCCATCGTGAGTGTCTTGAATTTCATGTGCGGGGTTCCTGGTAGTTGCGAAACATGATGGCCGCGCTGCTCATGAGCTGGCGCGTCTCAGCCTCACTCTCAGGCTCAAGGACCAACCATCCGTCTTCGGTTTTGATGGCGAGGTTCTGACTGCCGCCCTGACCACAAAAGTTCGGTGCGATCTCGACGGCTTGAATTTTGGAGCGGCGTTGAGAGCCGCTCTTACGGGTCCACATGCGCATCAGGCGTCATCCTCACTGTCTTCAGGATCTTTGAAGAAGCCGACGATCTTGCAAACTTCGTGCATGAACTCGTAGCCATTCTCGATCACGCGATCAGTCTGGTAGATCGTCTCGCCGCAGTGAATGCGCTGATCTGTGATGAACTTCTCCGCTAGCGCCCAGAGAGCGTCTTTTGGATCAACGGTCGTTTTCACGTCGTTGATATCTTTCAGAGCCGCTGAAAGGTTTGCTCGAATGAACAAACCAGTCTTAGGAATAGCGGCCACCACTTCCTCGATGACTTTGAGGATCTCGGCTCGATTATCTGTCATCGCTGCGCTCCTGCCGTGATTGCGGCTGCGATATCGCCGGACGCCGCTGCTTCGTTGATTTGTTCCTGGCGCGTCTTCGTCGGTCGGACACTCTTGGTGGCGACCGGCGCGGCAGCGCTACCCTTGTGCGAATAGGTGCGGCGTTCACGCTTGACCGGCTCGTTCGACACTTCGACCTGGACGGAGGACTCGAAGTTGAGCCCCTTCATCTTGCCGCGATACATGACCATCGTCTGAAGCGGCAGATCATTGATCTTGCGGCGCTCGCGGATCTCGATCGTATGGGTGAAGTTGCCGTTACCGTCGAACTGGCTCTGAAGCGTCAACTGGTCGAACTCTATGCTGTAAAGCTGCACTAACTTCTCCTTTTCTCTATGTTTCACAATAGCTTAGCTGTCGCAGGGAAGCTTTAGGCTTCCTCGTGGACAGATCTGGCTTTTGCGAGCACGTCGGAGCAGTCGATCTTGAGCTTGGCTCGATCGACAAAGGACGGCAGATCCTTGTCGTCATCGATGAATGCGGTGACGGAATCGTCGAGCGTCGAGCCTGCTTTCGCAGCACCTGGCCGGCGTGAGGCGACAACCTTCTTGGTGGCGATGATCGAGACACCGGCGGCGCCAGCATCTTCGAAAAACTTGCGGATCTCGGCGATCTCGGTCGTCGTCATGTCCTTCGCCGAGAAGCGGACGTAGTTGCGAGCCGCAACCTCGACCATTTCTTCTTCGTCCATACCGGTCACGTCGACAAAGCGCGGCGCATGCGTCGCCATGAACTTCACCGAGCCGTCATCTTCGACCACCAGGAAGCCGGCGCGCGAGCCGATATCACCCCAGATGTGATGCGTCAGGGCGCCGATCGACCAGATGCCACCGCCGAGATCCTTGTGATTGTGGTAGTCACCGGCAAAGACATTGCGGAAGCCGAACGTCTGAAGCATGGCGGCTGTCAAACCGTGATCCGGCATATTCGGCAGAACGCCATCGATGCCAGAGTGAATGAAAGCGTCAGTCTCGCCGACGTGTTCGCCGAGCTCGTCGGCAATCACCTGCATATCCTCGAGCAGATCCTTGAAGGATGCCCGGAAGGGGAACATTGCGATGCGCTGCGTGTCGAGCCAGCGAATTGTCGGCCGCTCATCGACCATGAAGCACTTGCCGCCCTTGGTGAGCTTGCCGAACGTGCGAATGGCATTGCCGAGCTTCGTCGTCTCCTTGCCGGCCAGGTCGTGATTGCCTGGGATCGCGATGATGTCGAGCCCCATCTGGAGCACGGCTTCGAATGCTTCTTCGAGCGGATTGAGCACTTCGGGATCGATCGAGCCGCGCACATGCAAAATGTCGCCAGCGATGATCATGGTGGTCGCGCCGATCGAGACGGCGTGTTTCGCGGCGCGCATGATTTCATCGATGATGATCTGCAGTCGGCCGTTCACGCCTTCAGCCGTTGGCTTGGAGAACAGGCTCCATTTGTGGGCGTGAATGTCAGAGAGGATGACGTAGCTCAACTGCAGCTCCTTCGTGTCAGTCAGTAATTACTTGTATTCTCAGTTATACGAAAAGCGACTTGGGATGCAAGTCGCTGATCGAGGATTCTTAGAAGATGTCCTGGAGAGTTTCGACGATGTCCCACGGCGAAATATCCGTGGTCTCACCGCTCAGGCGCACCCAACGAACCTTATCGCCTTCGCTCGCCCTCACGAACAGCTCGTAGTCCATGCCTTCGGACTCAATCAGAACTGCGCCTTCGATCTCGATCGAGCCGGAGATCAGCGATGCCAAGTCGATCGCGTATGCGAGATCTTCACTGGCTGCATTGGCAGGCATGTTGTTAAACCGAGTGACCGCATCCTCGCCAATCGTGTGCGCGTAGACGGTCGTGATATAGTCATGCGCCCGTTCGATGCTGCTAGCAACGGCGTGAATGCTCGCGCCATTTTCCTCGATGCGCTGTCTCTTCACGTCGTAGAGCTTAGTGCCTTTCGGCACGTCGATTTTAAAAGCCTTCATAATACCTCCTATCTGATCTTCACACGTCCCGGCAGATACTTGAAATACTGCAGCGGGAGGTAGCGCTGTTGTGCGCCACCTCGCCTGCCATAATCAAGGAATTTCGAAAGCTTACGGTTGAAAAAGTTATCGATGCAGGTGACGTAAATGTCGTTGTTCTGCCGGACCTTCACGCCGACGTAGCGAATGCCCATCAGGCGCATTTCACCGAGCGTCTCCTCGTCGATCGCCCAGCAAGCAACCTCGTTGCGCACGGCGTCGGAATTGGTCTTCTCGCCAGACCGGAAGATCTGATCCAGCTTGCGGCTGGCGAGATACACGTCGCGATCAGCAAAGTGATAGATGTGGCCGTAGATCCGTCGCCCCTTGCGGACTACTGTCTGTCTGACCTTCGGCTTTCGTGCCATTCTCAAAGCCCTTCCATTCGTAGAGACCTTGAGCGCCCTTGATCGGGATCGGATGCTCGAGCAGCTCCGGATTGCGCAAGCGCCAGGCAAAGCCACCAGGCTTGAACCAACCGTAAGACCGCTCCTCGCGCGTGATATCGTCCAGGAACTCTTCCGTGATGACCTCGTAGGAGTGCAGCTCGACGGTGCCTAGAAGGTATCCGCGCGGCAGCTCCTGCATGGTCGGCAGATCCAGCGTCTTGTAGAAGAACTGGAATTCCGGTTCGTTGAACGCGGCAATCTGCTGCGGCAGAATGTTCTTCGTCGCAGCAATACCAATGCGCTGACCGATGACCGAGCGCGGCGGCGCCCAGGTGCGTGTTTCGAAAAGTTTGAAACCCTGGACGATCAGTGTCGCCCAGGGTTGCCAGATTGAAATAACCTTCATGCAAATCACCCCGCATCATTTCGCTAATTCGCTACAGTAATAGCGCGATTTTCTCGGAAGTGAATCGCAGGACGCTATTTTGTTACGCGGCCTCGTCGATCTCCGCTTCGCCGGCTACACCATCAGCCGACGCGTCGACCGGCGCCTCGTATTCTTCAGCCGACGGCAGGAGCGCCTTCAGCTCGTCGAGCAGACCTTCGCTTTCGACCTTCTGCGCCAGGGCGGTGGCAAAATACTTCTTGCCGTCGGTCCACTGGACGTATGCGCCGGTCTGCTTGAGGATCTTCTCGGCGATCAGGAAGTCGATCAGCGAGCGAGCGACGGCGAAATGGCCCTGGCCGTTGTCCTGGAACTCGAAGCGCCACTTGGCGGTTTCGAACGGACGCGAGACCTTGTTCTTCACGACCTTTGCCTTGATCTGAGCGCCGAGAACAATGGCGTTTTCGCCTTCGCCCTTGGTGATCTTCGACGTGCCGAGCGAAATGCGCTGCGAGAAGACGTATTTCGGGGTCTTGCCGCCAGGTGTCGTTTCAGGGTTGCCGTAGACGACGCCGATGTTCATGCGGATCTGGTTGAGGAAGATCGCGCAGATATTCAGATCCTCGACGTGCTGAGCAAATGCCGGGAAGTGCGCCGACGTCGCGCGAGCCAGAGCCGTGTTGTCGTGCATGGAGCGATCGTTCGGATCCTTTTCCTTGACGACCTTGCCGGCCTTCATTTCGTAGAGCGCCGAGTTCGGCACCATGAACGCGAGGCTGTCGAACACCCAGCAGATCGGAGCGTCTTCGGGGATCGCTTTTGCCAGACGCAGCGCCGTCGCCACCTTGACGCACAGAGCCAGCGACTCTTCGAACGTCTTCGGCTTCTTGTAGAGCCACTTGTTCGGATCGGTCGAGAGGCCAAGGTTGACACCCTGCGGCTGGTCGAAGGAACGCTCGTGGTCGCTGAAGCCGGCAAAGCCGCCCTGGCGCTGAGCATCGGCCATAGCCGCGGTGGCGAGTGCCGTCTTGCCGGAGGACTCGGGGCCGTAGATTTCAACGATACGCTTGACCGGCAGGCCGCCATCCCAGCGGTGCGCGAGCGCATGGTTCAGCGGCGGATAGCCGGTGTCCAGAAAGTGCGTGACGGTCGATTGCTCGTCGCTTTCGCCAACAACACTGGCGAGGATCGAGGCGATATCAGATGCAGATGCCATTTCGTTTCTCCTTAGTCTGCGATGAAATCGACTTCGCTGTTGTCGTCAGCGCCGCCGGTTGTCGGTTGCTCTTCGTCGCTGTGTAAGTCAGCGTTTACTGACTGATATTTCCGAACGCGAGGAGCCCTTGCTGCCTGGACGCCGGCTCGCGTAAGGCGGCCGCCGATCAGTTTTGCTGCTGTTTTGCCATCGACGCCGGTCAGATCGAGATCAGCGCCTGGCTCCAGGATGGGACTGGCCGGCACGCCCGCTTGGAGCGGTGTTGGCGTGCCAGTCAGGGGAGGGTTATTGACAACGACCGTGACGGCCGGCGGCAGCTTCACGTCAGCGAGCGAGAACGTCGGCGAGACGCCCTGTGCGATGCGGTGATCGAGTGCTGCGCGCTCCTGGGCTGCGATGAAGACGCCATGCAGATAATGGAACGCCTTCTTCATGTCCTCTTCGGACAGCTCGGCCGCAATGCGCTCGAAGGTCTTGCCGAACGTCTGGATCGAGCTTGCGACGCGCGTCACGCCGGTCTCGAGCGTCTTCAGCGCGTTTGGCTTCTCCTCGCTCATGCGTGCCTCCGAGCAGCGAATGCGCGCATCCAGTCGATGAACGATCGGATGAGAACGTAGATCACGACGAGAGGCCAGATGAGCGCGGCAACATAAGCCTGCCAGCCGGTCTTGCCGGTGTGCTCGTAAGCGAGTGCGACGGCCGTGAACCAGCCGGTCGTGTAGAGGACGAGGACTGCGATAAGCAGATAGTAGGCGATAATCACGCTGCGAGCTCCTGTTGCAGTTCGTGGAAGGCGGGGAAGACGCTCGCCCAGACCGTGAGGTTCTTGGTGATC